TAACCCTTAACAGTATTAAAAAAGCATGGACTGACTTCAATGCCGATCACGTAGTTTTTTGCTTAGAAGGTCGCAGCTGGCGCAAAGATGCTTATGCACCTTACAAGCGCAATCGAAAAGAAACTCGCGATGCTATGACTCCTCAGCAAGCAGAAGAAGATCGAATCTTTTTTGAGGTTTTTGACGACTTTAAAGAATTTGTTCGCAATAAAACAAATTGCACAGTTTTACATCACAAGCAGTTAGAAGCAGACGATCTTATTGCAGGTTGGGTGCAATCTCATACGAACGATAATCATATTATTCTTAGCACAGACGGTGACTTTGCACAACTTATTGCACCTAATGTAAAGCAGTACAACGGTGTTAGTAACACTACAATTACACACGAAGGTTACTTTGACGACAAAGGTAAGCCAGTCATTGATAAAAAGACAGGCGAAGCAAAGCCTGCACCTGATCCTAAATGGCTGCTTTTTGAAAAATGTATGCGTGGAGACACAAGTGATAACATTTTTAGTGCATATCCCGGTGTACGTAAAAAAGGTACTAAAAATAAAGTAGGACTTACCGAAGCTTATGCAGATATGAGTAGTAAAGGCTACAATTGGAATAACCTAATGCTTCAACGATGGTCTGATCATGAAGGTGTTGAGCATAGAGTAATTGACGATTATAATAGAAATGTTCTTCTTTGTGACCTTACTGCGCAACCTAGCGAAGTACGACAAATGATTACTACTACAATTAACGAAAATGCTGTTGACAAAGCACTAGAACAAGTTGGCTCAAGACTTTTAAAATTCTGTTATAAATGGGATATGCAAAGAATTGCAGATAATATCCAGCTTTATGCAGCTCCTTTACAAGCGAGGTATACACAATGAAAGCAAAAGAAGTACTAAAAAATAAATTTTGGATTGTAGAAGATAATGGTAGTAATGTAGGCACTATTTCATACAATAACGATCATTATATTGTTCAAACAAATAAAAAGTCTTCTCCGCAAGTATATGTTTCAAAATCTTCAATAAAAAAGAATTTAGGAAATATTACATGGACATCTTTAAAAGTTGTGGAAAATAATGAATACTTTGTCCATGACTTTCCAACAAACTGTAAGCCGTTTAACGGAATGTTTGACATTAAACGTAAACTACCATTATTTACAAAAAGTGAAAAGTCCAAAAGTGTTTATTGCGCCGGATATTATATTATTCAATTTAATAAAGGATGGGTAAAAAGCTACTGTCCTAAATTAATAACTATTGAACGTTATAATTCTAAAGGTCCATTTAGAACTGATTTAGAAATGCGTCAACAACTGAGTAAAGCAAATGCAAAAAACACCAATTAATACTTCACCTATAACTCAATTTCTTAATGCTGTAAAAGCAGCCGAAGCAAGTAGACAAAAAGAAATAAGATTTGATATTGAAAAAGCAAAAAAACTTCATTACTGTCTTACAGAACTACTAGCACGTCACACTGAAAATTTAGAAACTTTACTAGTAACCAGTAATGACACAACTAATACTGTTATTGATGTCAGAATGGATGGCGGAAATAACTGGTAGAAGATAAATATATACGTATATAATGAGGAACAAAAAATGAGTAGGCCAAAGCCTATTGTGTTAAAGGAATACACAGATAAAAACACGTATCGAACTGAACAAGTGTTAGAAGCAGAAGCAATTTGGGCTGTTTTCTACCAAGGAAAGCCTTTTAATTTAAAAAGTTTTAACAGCCTTACTAATCAACCCGGACCTAAATATAAGAAAACAAGTTTTTCTAATCCAGGGCATGCACACAATCTCGCAGAAAGATTAAATACTGTGTGGAAAACTACCGAGTTTAAAGTAGTTAAGTTTACACACAGTGATAACATAGAGCATGAATAGATTAACTTATACCAAAATCTTTTTAAACTCTGCTAAGATAAGCATCGACGATGCTAATATAAAAAAATATTCTGCAGAATGGTGGTATAATATTAGAGATAAAAAAACTGGCGGTTTAAGATTAACCGAACTAGGCAGAGATTTTTTAAAAAATACACTAGAACTAACTATGTATAAAATAATCTTTCCACCTGATGTTAACATATACAAAACAAATATTTTAATACATTTAGATAACTTTGTTACTTGTCCGTATTTTCTCACTAAAAAATATATAGAAGTAACCGATGATAGAAAAGCTATGGAAATAAGTTTATTCTCAGGTGACATCGAACGATACGGCTTAATAAAAGCAATAGAAAAGCAAAAAAACATTTGACAGCTAACGTGTTTTGTCGTATTATATACATAGTTAATAAACAAATACACAGGTAAACACAATGGACAATATTCGTACTACTTCACCAAACAATGCAAAGAAAGTTATTTCAGCTGCATTCGATCAAAAACGCCCTATCTTTATTTGGGGTCCTCCGGGCATTGGTAAATCTGACATTGTACACCAAATCGGTGCTGGTAAGAATGCTCATGTAATTGACATTCGTCTTAGCCTTTGGGAACCAACTGACATTAAAGGTATTCCTTACTTTGATTCGACACAAAGCAAGATGGTTTGGGCACAACCTAGTGAATTGCCTGACGAAGAACTTGCAAGTCAGTACGAACATGTAATTTTGTTTTTGGACGAAATGAACTCAGCTGCTCCGGCTGTGCAAGCTGCTGCATATCAGCTAATTCTTAACCGGCGTGTAGGGCAATACAAGCTGCCAGACAATGTTCTTATTGTTGCTGCTGGTAACCGTGATAGCGATAAAGGTGTTACTTACCGTATGCCAGCACCTCTTGCTAACCGTTTTGTGCACTTGGAGATGTCAGTATCGTTTGATGACTGGTTTGAATGGGCTGTAAACAACAAAATTCATCCCGATGTAGTTGGTTACTTGCAGTTTAGTAAAGGTGACTTGTATGACTTTGATCCTAAGTCGCCGAGTCGTTCGTTTGCAACACCCCGTTCGTGGTCGTTTGTAAGCGACTTCCTTACTGATAACTACGATTCAGAGACACTTATGGATCTTGTGTCAGGCTCGATCGGTGAAGGCCTTGCTGTAAAGTTTGTTGCACATCGTAAAGTTGCTGCTGACATGCCTAATCCAAGCGATATCTTAGCTGGTAAGGTAACAGATCTCGATACTAACGAAATTAGTGCAATGTACAGTTTGATTGTTGCAATGTGTTACGAACTTAGTCAGTCAGTAAACGACGATAACAGTAACTTTTACGGACAAGTTGAAAACTTCTTGAAGTTCTCAATGAAGAACTTTGACACTGAACTGGTTGTAATGGGTATGAAACTTGCTCTTACTCAATACCGTTTACCGATTGATCCTGATAAAGTTCCTAGCTTTGATGAATTTCATGAAAAATATGGAAAATACATCAAAGCTGCTCAACAATAAATTATACAAAGCGCTTGACAAGTCAGGCGCTTTGTTGTATTATATACATAGTTAATAAATAGAGGTGACATTATGTCTGTCGAAGGTACAAAACATTGGCAACCAGATCCTGATATTACTCCGGAAGAGCTTGATCGTATGACTACAGATGTTATGGATCGTATTACTGTTGCACGAGTAGGCTTGCTGTTGAAACATCCGTTCTTTGGCAACATGGCTACTCGTCTTAGAGTAAAACCTGCTAACGATTGGCTTCCTACTGCTGCCGTCGATGGTCGTAATCTGTACTTTAATGCACAATTTTTTAATGCAATGGAAAACTCTGAGATTGAGTTTGTAGTTGCGCACGAAATTTTGCACTGTGTATTTGATCACCTCGGTCGTCGCGGCGATCGTGACCCTAAAATCCACAACGTAGCTGCTGACTATATTGTAAACAATCTTCTTGTTCGCGACAAAATTGGTTCGAAGCCTAAACTTGTTGACTGTTATCAAGACTTTAAGTACGAAGGTTGGTCTAGTGAAGAAGTTTACGATGACTTGATGGAAAATGTTGTTGAGCATATTGATCTAGATCAGTTGGGCGAAATGCTTGACGAACACTTAGATCTTGAAGGTGGCGGTAAAGACGGCCAACCTAAATATACTGAAGCAGAAATGAAAGAAATTCGCGACAGTATTAAAGAAAGTATGCTTTCGGCTGCACAAGCTGCCGGTGCTGGTAAAGTCCCAGGAGAAATTGCACGTATTATTAAACAGTTTACTGAACCTAAAATGAACTGGCGTGAAATTTTACAACAACAAATTCAAAGTACTGTTAAGAATGACTATAGCTTTGCTCGTCCGTCACGTAAATCACACTATGGTGCAATTATTCCCGGTACTGTAAACGAAGACACTATTGACATTTGTGTAGCATTAGATACAAGTGGTAGTATCGGCAACGATATGCTCATGGATTTTATGGGCGAGATTAATGGCATTATGAATCAATATAACGACTATAATATCAAAGTTTGGTGTTTTGACACCAAAGTATACAACATGGAAGAGTTTTCGGCTCACGACGGCGACATTACCGAATACGAAGCTGCCGGCGGCGGTGGCACTGACTTTGACGCTAACTGGAACTACATGAAAGAAGAAGGTATTGAGCCGAAAAAACTAATTGTATTCACGGATGGCTATCCGTGGGGTAGTTGGGGCGACGATACATATTGTGATACTGTTTTTGTAATTCACAGTAATTATGATAAAGACTTAGAAGCACCGTTTGGTGTAACTGCACATTATGAAAAAACATAAAATCGATATAAGACCTAATCCATTAGAGCTGTTTGAAATTCGTAAAGTTGACATATTACCTTTACATTTTGAAACAACTTCTATACAGGTT